CTTTTGATCTTACTATATCTATCATCTTTATTAATAAAATAGTGATTTTATGATCTTCCTGGTCTATTTCACAAGCTTCAAACAAGTCTTTAATACCAATTAAAGATTTTCCTAAATACAGTCCAGCCATAGAATCCCACTGATCCTGTAGCATTTTATAAACTGTAAAGGCTTGCTGTAGCTGTATTGGAAAGTCATCATATTCAACAGGTATCTCTTCCTCGATCGGATCTGTACCCATCATTTCACACATTTCAAAATAAGATTCTTTAGTTACTCCTACGCCACTATTTTGAATATAGTTTTCGAGCAGTCTGTTTACTTCTGTGAGCTGCTCTTCGAAAAGTTTCCCAGGTCTGATACCTGTTCCGAGACAAATGCATCAAAATTACTTGAGTTTTTCATTAAGTAAAGTGCATTTTCTGCTGAATACTCTAATTCGTTATCCAAGTCCATTCCTGTAATTTCAACAGGTGCAAGCTGTTCAAGGTAAGATAGTTTTAGTCCTGTCCAACCTTTTACAGCGTTTTCAGCATACAGCTGTAAGAATAGTTCTTCATTAAATTCGTCTTGTGGTTGACGATTTTTAAAGCTAGTTTTAGTTGACTTTTTACGAATATTTAATAGCGTTTCGCGTGAAAGGAAACTTAAGTCAATCATAAAGCCTGGCATACCAGGAAACTCTACTTGAACTGACTTTGATGGTACTAATAAAGATTTAAGTGATAGTGTCATGTTTTTCAAAGAAGTGGCTGGCTCACCATGAGCCAGCCTTAATTAGTTAATATTAGGCTACTGCGTAATAAGTAATGCTGGTTTCGTTAGCTTCTTCAATATCGTAGCTAGTACCAGTGTAACTTTGACCTGTAAAGTTAACAGTTGTAGAGATAACTTGTTCAGTAGCAATAGTAGGAATTGACAACATAGCTGCTGGAATTGCGATCGCTACGCGTGTACCTGTTGAGCCGCCAATGCTTAACTGTAGTTGATAAGCATTATCTGCTGCTGTGCTTGTAGCAGCTAGCAAGTCTGCCATTAGTTCGGCTGTGTAGTTAGTACCACCAGTACCTGCGCGTAGGTAAGCAGTTACGTTACCAGTTACTGAGCGAGTACCTGTAAAGTAGGTAGCTGGCTTGTTAACAACGCCTAAGTTTTGTGGTGTTAGGTATGTAACGTTGTTGCTCAATACTATTTGACCGCCGGTAATAGGTACGTTGTAGCTAGTTGTCTGTGAACCGCTAATACCTTTTGTTAGTGTTAGTACGCTTAGCTTGTTAGCCAAGAACTTAGCACTTGTAACTTTTGCTAAGTGTGTGAAAGCTGTAACTGTTTCACTCTGTACTAAAGTAGCACCATTACCTGCCCACTGTACAGTGGCAATTGCATCAATACCGAAGTCAATAGTAGCTGTGTTTAGAACAGCGTTAGTAATTGTATACTGAATACCATCAACGTTGATAATTAGTGCAAACTTTTGTAACTGGTGTACGTTTGAGTTTGTTTTGGTGTAAGTAGCAACTGCACTTGGTGTGTTTGCTGCAGCTGTTGCTGTCCAAGCACCGCCACCACCAATTGCGTTAACGCCCATTAATGCGTTCCACAGCACGCTTTCTTCTGCTGTTAGTGAGTCTGTAGCACCGCCTTCAACAAAGTTAGGGCGAATATAAGTTGAAAAACTAAATTCTACTGGTTCGATAGCTGTATTAAAGCTACGTTGGCCACGGCTTGGGGTTGCACCTGCCTCATTTAGGGTAATGGTTTCTGTTGTAGTATTCTGCGAAAAGCTCATACCGTCAAGCACTTGTAATTCAAAAGTGTTTGAGGCTGTGCAGTTTGCAAAGTTAACATTACCATCGCTATTCAGGCTAGTAGTAAAGTAAACTTTACTATTGCGAATTAAATTAACTGCCATAGGATATCCTCTAAAATTCTAATAGCCGCTCAAACCGTTTGCTAGATATTTATCTGCTGCTTGCTTGGATTGGCTAAGGGTTTATACAAGCTGATAACGCACTTGTAAATTTATTTCACCAACTGCATATGGTGCTAACAAGCCTTCATCAGTAGTGATAGATGTAACTAAAATTTCTGTAGTTTCAAAATTATTTACAGCGTCATATACTAAAACTCTATTGGCATCTACGGCTGTTTCTAAATCAGCTAGTAGCGATTCTAATTGATCTTGTGCGTCTTCACCTTTACAGTAAACTTTTACACATACGTTTAGATATGCCCAAGCAAAGTCACTTAGCAAGTATTCTCGCTGTTCACTTCCCGGAGTTACATATACGCTGGGGAAATCTTGTACCTCATCCCAGAATTTTAATTTTGCGTAAGCATTTTGGTATAAGTTTACTTTATATGGAGCTTGGCCATTTATAAGATTAAACTTGCCTACAAGTGCTTTTATTATTGATGTTCTTTTACTCATACTACTACAGCCCTTAATCTATTTGCCACTTTATCGGCTAATAGCTCTCTAATTGATTTGGAAATCAACAACTTTGGATCTCGGCTAGTAGGTGATGCTCTGGCTCCGCCTTGTGAAAAAGTTGCGTAAGGATTTTTCATATAAGTATAAAAAGCAGTTATCATGCCTTGTCTACTTATACTTAAACGTTGTACGTCTACACTCTCAGCAAATCGACCTGTTCGTAAATTAAGAATATCCCGTCTAGACCCGTCACCCATGTTTTGTTTAACTCGTTCTACCAGTAACGTATCTAGTATAGCTTGTAAGTTTGCTAAACTAATTGTTTGTTGCTGTTGTGTAGTGCCTTTTGGGACTGGCGTTAAGCCTACTGGCTTAATCTTAATAGATCTGGTCTTTTTCTCAGTAAGTGTTGCTGTTTGTTTTGCGTGTGTTTTAAGCTTTGGAGGCTTTCCACCATGCTTAACTATTAACGCTACAGTTTCTGCAATATCTTCTACAATAGTGTTTGAGCCTGGAACATCATCTAAGCCAATACTCAAGGCCATTTCTGCCACAAGTTTGTTAAATATCTGTAGTTCTTTTGCAGAGAAAGTGTTATTCTTCTTTTCAGTATGAAGCGTTACTACAACGTAACTTTCACCTAATACTCGTCTTGCAGTTGCAATAGCTTCCGGTGTAGTATTTCTAAAATCATACGATACGCTTGCTTGAATATCGTATAGTTGACGAAGTGAATCTTTGGCAAAGTCTGCTAGTCTTTGATTACCTTGCGAACTTGCTACTTGTAATACACTTTGTAGTTTTTCTTCTAGTGGACTTGTTAGGTTTGGATTATCTTCACTTGGAATATGTCCAATGTCCACCTTAGATCTAGTAGTCTTTTTGTAATCTCCGCTTGGAACTCCTTGGCGGTTTAAGATTTCTTCAAATCTGGTTACTTCACCAAATCTACTAGACTTTAGTCTTGGATCTTTTGATATATTTTTTGTAACAAAGTTACGTATAGCATCAAAGTTTTTTGCTACTACGAAAAAACTGCTTTTACCACTATCTATTAAAATTGGGTAAGGTGTGCTATTTTTTGCACTAAAATAGTCTACTAGTTTTGGACTATCTAGTGATGGGTATGTTCTTTTTGCTAGAGCTTCACGAACTACTTGAGCCAGCGTATCATATACTTTGTTGTAAACTAAAATTTCGCGAGCACTAATTTTTGTGCCACGATAAACGTTTACCTTTAAGGCTTCGTAGGATAGGTCTAGTACTGTAATTCTTTGATCTAGCTCTGGTCTGTAATCTTTATAGAGCGCATCAAATAATTGCGGTGCTTTCGCTTTTAATCTATCTTTTAACCCTACTTTAGTAGCCATTATGTATAATCCGCAACGTACTGGTCTAAAACTCGCTTGATATGTGCGGGCAGACTAGTAGTGGTAATGTATTCTATTTGTACAGCATTACTACCAGGAGCTTTTGGACTATGGATAGCCGCGTCGTTCTTTCTGTAGTAAGTTACCAAATCCATTACTGCTAGTGCTAAGTCTGATGGTACGTCATCATATCCGGCTCTGTAGGTAACCTTGTATCCGTTTACAAGTTTAGGAAATACTCCTAGACTATTTAAACTTAAAATGGTGTCACCTTCCAGTACCCAATCGGTGTACTGTGTTAAGTTAGTGTATGTTTGACCGTAATTACTACTAGTCTGTACAGTAGCTATACTTACTACCGGAGTTTCCGCTAGTATTAATTTGTCAAACCCGCCGCTGAAAACTTCTACTTTGTCACTATCCATATAGTCAACAAAAGTTCTGCGGCAATAATTTTTTACTAATTGTGATACGCGAGGTACAAGGGCATCAATGATAGCATCTTCATTTGTGCTCTTAATACCGGCATATGTTTTATATTCTTGTCGAGTAATTAAGTTCAATGCCATTTTAACCCCTTCTTGTTCTATAAAAGCACTGGGTTAGAGCGCTTTTATAGAACAAGACCATTTCTGGTCTTGTTCATTAGACTAATTAAGCTACGTAACGTAGTGCGCTTACGCCTGCACCGTTAACTGTAGAAACTTGAGTCATACCGGTACGTAGGCTAGCTACCATTACACGGCGTTGTGTTTCTACTAGGTCGTCAGTGTCAACACGTAGGCCACGCTGATTACCAACTAAGAAGTTCATTGGGTTGAAAGCAATAGCACCGATTACACCGTTTGCCTTGTCTTCGAACTCACCGCTTACTAGAACTGGTGTATTAGCTACGCTACCGATTTGACCGCGTAGTAATGTGGCTTGTGCACCAACTTTATCCATTGTCTGGAAAGTTGTGTCGTCTAGTAGGTCGTAGTAACCTTCTGTGCTTACAATGTAGATAACTTCGGCTGGGTCTAGACCCCAAATGCCTAGGTCACGACGCATAGCTTGTAGTTTAGCAACTGTTAGTTTAGCACCATCGCTAATGTCTAGAGTTACGCTGCTAGAAGCATCATAAACACCTAGACCTTTAACTGGGTCTGCACCGGCACCAGCACCACGTAGCATAGCGCGATCAACAGCGCGAGCAACACGGCGAACCATTGCATCACGTACAACTGGCATAATTGCTAGAAGTGCGTCTTCCTCTTCTTCAAACGCTACATACTCGTTTGTTGCAACTTTGTATGCGTTTAAAGTGATTTCTTTTAGTGCATGAGTAGCATTGCTACCAGCGCTATTAGCAGTACCAAACTGAGCGTTCTGTACCCATGTTGCAACACCAGCTTCTGGGTTTACAGGGATAGTCATAACGTTAGTTTGCATCTGGATTGCACGTAGTGTAGGTGCAACTACTAGACGCTGACGTACTTCGTTTTCCATGGTTAGGCTAACTTCGGTTTCCCATGTAGCGCTTGGTACGTGAGCACCGTACTTTTCAACCATATCGCGACCGAACTTGGTGTCGCCTAGAGCTTTGCCAGCCATTTTAGCTAGTAGAACTGCTTTTTCCTTGTCGCCGTATTCCATGCTGGCACCTTTGCCGTCTTGGAATTGCATACGTGACTTCTGAATTGCTTCTAGCTCAGCAGCTTTCTCTTTTAGAGCAGCTTCTAGACCTTCTAGGGCCTTCTTGCTTTCAGCTTGTGTGTCTTGTAGACGCTTTTCTACTTCGGCTAGTAGCTTCTCAGCACCAGTTTCTGTAGGTGTTACAGCTGCAACTGCAGCCTTGATGCGAGCTTGTAGCTCGGCTTCTGCTTTTTCAGCGTCAGCTTTTTCTTTTGCTGCTTTTTGTTGTGCTTCGATTAAAGCTTTAGCAGTTTGTTCAGCGGCTTTAGCAGCAGCATCAGCCAACATCTGTTCTAATTGTTTAGGATCCATGTTCCATTCCTCATTAATATCGCTGTTCGCCGTACCAGAGGCTTCTAGCCCTTTAGCTGAGTCGCTACTGGATGCAAACTGCATTTTGAAAGATTTAAATTCTTCGGCGCTTTCAAATGCCTTAGAAAGATTAAATAAAGTATTTTGATTTGCTGGCACGGATACAACTGAGATCTCGTGTAGCTCCAACTCTTTTACAATAAATACTTCAGCAGCTGTATTGTATTCAGCATCCTTAATACGGAAACCGATACTGAAAGCACTTAAGATACCTTTTTTAACTAGCTTGTAAACATCTCCGGCTGCATCAGAGATGTTGGCTTTAATCCACAATCCCTTGTCATCAACCTTGTGCTCAACCATCTTACCAACGGGCATAGTGTGATTGTGGTATGCCAGAATAATTGGGTTTTTAAGATAATCTTGAATACCTTTTTCCCATACACTGGATGGCACAACGTCACCGTGACGATCTTTGTCGTTAGTAGAGGCATAACCCTCAATAACAACGCTTTCGTCTTCGTCGTCAGTTTTAGGTAGAGCTTTAGCAGTAAACTTACTGTTAAAGTAAATGATTTTGTTCTTATCTACCATATTACTCCTTATTGCTGATTCTCTTTAGGTTTACCACCCTGCGACGGATCAGCAGCCGAACCTGCAATATTAGCAGGAATTCTTAAGTTATCGTTACCAGTGATGGTACCGTAACGTAATTCTAAGCGTGCTTCGTTTGGTGTTATAATACCACCGTTTACCAGCGTACTGTGGTAAGCGGCTACATCCTTTAGTTCAGGTTGTAGGGCACTAACACTGCTTGTAACTGCTTCCACATCGTATCCGAAGTATCGTTCGACAGCAGAAACAAATTTCCTGTTAATTGGAAGCACTGTTTCCAAGTAAAATAAGCGCAGATTAGGGGAAATGTTAGCATTATTGCCTCCCGCTAAAAGTATTGGCGGAACGCCAACTGCTTGCATTATTTTCTCACTATGGGTTTTAATCGACTGATCAAAATCCATGTCTTTAAAGTTTGCAGTACCTAAACTGTGTGGTTTTAAGCCGCTGTCCAAGATCATTGGACGCTTGCCACCGCCTTTGGTATTGTATTTTTGCAACCAGTAGCTAATCGTTTTTTCTTTAGCTACTTGCGATAGGGTGTTTTCTGTGGTTAGTACTAAACCAAATACGGCACCGTTATCAAAAAACTGTTCTTGGAACTGCTGCATGCTGTACATTATGTTAATGCTACGCTGCGCACTTT